TCTATCATAACACTTTCAAGTAGGCGATCAAGAACAATGCCTTTTTTGATAAGTGCTTTTGATGTAAGAATATCTTCTTCTTTTGCTGTCATAAACTTTATTTCTAAAGTTTCTCTTCCTTGCAAAGCATTACCTGCTTTGTAATATTTGCCTTTTGATGGCAGTTCTACAAAAAGAGTTGGAGCGGCAAAGGCCAAGTCTAATTTTGACTTTAGCCCGCCGCTTGCAACTACATTTGTAGAGACTGGATCTTCGCCTGCTATTTGCAGTCTACGCTCATTGTCTCTGTCATTCATCTATCACCTCTATATCAAGATTCAGTTTGATTGATTGGTAGAGTTACGGTTCCATCTCCGGATGTTAGTTGTGCCCAGTCGTATCTAACTTGCATAGTAACTGTCAATATATCATCAGAACCGTAATCTAATCCATCTGGCTTTACGCTTTCAAGCCAGCCATTTTTCAAAAGCCATTTTTCCGCAATGCCATCGTTTTCAACAACAACTTCATTAGTTGATGTGAATGAGTTTAGAACCAAAATACTTACATCTCCGAGAGCACCAACAGCAGCTTGTTTTCCAATTGTTTTAAAGTTTCCATCTGCTGCAAAATATTGAAGACCAGATTTGGCTAATACTTTTAGTAAACTTTCATTTGTATCTATGGTGTTTCCACCTTTTTTTTGTATATCAACAAGTTTGATTGAAAGAGGGTTTGGGTCCCAAGTTACACGGCCTGGATGATTATATGTTTTATCAAAATACTTGTGTTCAGTATTTGCAACTTTTACACCAGGACGATCACAGGTCTGTGCCAAGAACTGAAATTCTGCTAAACCAGTAAATGTAACTAAATATCTAAATTTTCGTTTTGGTTCAAGTGCTGCATTTGTCCAAATTAAGTTAGCCATTTATAAATCCTCTTTTATAAGTTATATTAGTATATATATCACTCGTCAAAACTTGCACCAGTATTTGTGATGATAAAGTCTATTGCAATAAATTCAATCGCACGCGCTGGTTTGATATAAACTTTCGCATACATTATATTGCGGTCAATGAGATCTGGTGTAGTGGTTGTGCTATCAAGAACAACTTTGTAATCACTTAGACCAAAACGCGCTTTTGTATCAGCAAGTAGCGGATTGACTTGTGCAAGGAAGCGATCCCAAGTAATTTGTAGATTTGGATCAAACAAGATGCCTCTTGAAATCTTGCCGATTCTATCTTTGAGATAGATAGCAAGACGGCGAACATTGATGCGGTCAAGTGCTGAAGGAGTTGCTTGTAGGGTCTTTTGACCAAATATTACAATACCTTCGCTTGGGAATGAAGCAATTGGATTTACGCTTACTTCATATAGAGCATCGCGCTGTTTGAGACTTAGTCTTTCACGAACATCAAGAACATTTAGACCTGATGAACCATTACTTAGACCACCACGATTGAAGCCGGCTGGTGCAAACCACACAGCGGTTGATTCTTGACTGCTTGCCATTGTTCCAAGAGCAACAACACTTGGTGGAACCCATAGTGGAATACCGCCACCTGCATCAATAGAAACCCATGGATAATAGGCACAGCCAAAGTTATTGTTCAGTGCTCGTGCCTTGATGCTGGTCACAGCAGTATTTACATTACCAATACGGCTTCTTTCTGCACTTACATTCTCAGTTGTTGGCTGATAACCACCTTCAATATCTATTATTGCAAGAGTGTCATTTCTTGTTTTGGCAACTTCAAGAACTTTATTTGTTACAGTTGTGTTTGTTACACCTGGAACAGTTAGTAGGTTCATCTCTACAACTTCTGGATCTGCAACCATGTCAAGTGCTTTTTCTAAACTATACAGAGCATAGTTTGATCTTGGTTCAGATGTTACACCAAGAACACGGTTTGCAAATGCTTCTTTTTCTTTTATATTTAGACCATCAAAACCACCAAACATTGGCATAACAAACTTGTCTACACCTTTATCAAGTAGTGAGCGATATGAAGCACTGGCTGCTGTTATAGAAGAACCAGCAACACGACTACCATTTTGCCAGAAATATTTACCAGCAAAACCAGACACTTCATTTACATCATCAAGTGTAAATATAGTTGAGTATTCTGTTAGAGAGCCAGTTGGAACAAATGTGTCAAGATTGAATGGTTTGACTCTTACAAGGTCAATGTATTCTTCGTTGAGTTGTGCGCGTGTTCCAATATTACTGATTGTGCCGAAATATACATCACGGTCGGTTAGAACACCAGCGTCTGAACTTGATACACGCATTCTTAGTTCTGGGAATACAATAGAGGCAGTTAGATCAGTGATACCAGTCATGTTGACTGTATCGTTTGTTCCCGCTGGAGCATATGGTATTCTGCCAACTGCTTTGAGTAGATCGGTGCCAGTTATTGCTGAACCGCTTGCTACTGTTACTGCTTTATATTTGACTGGACCGAGGAAGCCGAATGGTAGTGATTCTGGATCAACGCCACCTTCTTCAACAAGGGAGTTCATTTCTACACGAACAAGTTTTGAAACATTGTCATAGTTTCCAAATACTTTGTGTCTCTTTTCGCCGGTGACAACATCGTCAGTCCATTCAAGATACTTGTCGCCGATTCTTTTTGCGATATAGTTTTCTGAGTTTGGATTGAGGTTACAGTTTGTAAATACCTCAAGAACACCTGGTTGTGAATCTGAGTCAGCAGTTGAGCGAATCTCAACAGTGAATGAACCATATTTTTCAAATGGTGTTGGTGAATATTTTATATCTCTTATTGCGACTTTGAATGATCTTTGGTTCCAATCGCCAGATCCTTCTCCGCCGAGAGCAACAAAGCGGAAAAGTTTACTCATATTTTCTGGGTTATAAGAACCTGTTACTGTGCTTAGATCTTGTGAGAAAACCCAACCAGTTTTTGCTGGTTGTGCTGCAAGTTGGAAATCACTAAGATCAGCAGTTGTGCTCTTTAGACCAGCGACGAAAGCGTATGCCGAACCAGCAGCAACTGTGTCGTTTAGGAAGTCAGTAAAGGTTTCACCAAGCCAGTATTTTTCTGCATTTTCAGTTGATGTAATAACAGAGTTTACAAGAGTTGGATTGGTATTGAAAACTTTACGAATATATTTGTCAGAGTTTTTATCAAAATTGAATGATGTATCAAGTATGGCAGCATCATTTACAGTTGCACCACTGAGAACTTTCATGCGAAACTCAAAGTTGTTGCCGATTGATTTGATAAGTGCTGCTGAACCGGTTGTCATTGTTCCTGCTGGGTTTTGACCAACAAGAGCAAGGCTTGCACTTGCATCAACATAGAATATAGCAGCAAGAGCACCGGTTACTGTTGTTGCGGAGCCGGATGGTATAACGAAAAGACCATAAGCGCCACCGTTGCTGGTTACTGTTGTTGATATAGTTTTGTCAGTTTTCCAACCTGGAGCACCCTGAGCATTAGCCTCTGGATGTTCTGAACCCATTAGACGAACGAATGTTAGTGGACTTGAGTTTGCTAAATATGCTTTTGCAGCCCATGTAGCATATGCTGGAGCGGTTAGGTTTCCTTCACGCCAGATATCACCATCAGTTGAACCGCGAACTGGTTCACCGAATATTTGAACGAACTCTTCATATGAACGAACTTTCACTGGAACCATACCAGGACCACGACGAGCACGACCAACAAGAACTGGTCCAACTGCGTCATTCAGGTTATTTACCTGTGAACGATCTATCTCTTTTATTTGAATTCCGGGGGAAACGAAACGATACTTATTTGCTCCACTCATTATAGAATACTCCTATATACCATGTATTTCATAAATAAATAGTAGGTGCCAGTTTCAAAAGAAGCTCCTAATATTTCTTCTTATCATTTTCCGTACTTTCACCAAACATTTCTTTTTCTCTTGGTATCTTTACCTCTACTATTGTTTCGCTTGTAACAACTTTTGGTTTTTCGCTATTAGCACCAGCACCAAGTAAATATCCCAAAACATTTAGTGAAAAGTCACTTGTAAACATTCTGTTTTCTTGCTCTAACTTTGTTATATTACCGCCATTTTTGAAACTTGAATCTTTATCAAAAAATGCTTCATATCTGTGTTCTTCTTTTGAAAGCATAAAATGATTTATTCCAGCAGTATAAGTCATAAATGGTTGTATTATTTCATTTATCTGTTGTTGATATTCTGTATTTACTGTTATAACATATTTTACATCAATATAAGTTGGTAATGGTATTTTTGTTACCTCATAAACAACTTTTTCATTTTTTTCTTTTACATTATATTGTATTGCTTTTTTGTTATTATTATTTTTAGCATAGTTGTTTGATTTTTCTTGTGATATTTGTTTTGTGACAGTTACAACTCCACCACGAAAATCATCTGGCGGAACATTAGCATAAAATGTTCCTTTTTTAGATAAACTTTTTGTTATATTTTCTCTTTGCAACACAATAACCGGCAATATAAAGTTGCCGTTTATATCTCGCAGATTTCTGTCAAACTTTATTTGATGACTTCTTTCACCTGCAACCCAAATAACTGGAACTTTCTTCCAACCACGATTTGTGTGAGTATGAATATTCATGGTTTTATCAAGCCATTCATAAACAGCAAGGTCTATTGTTTCTATTGTTGAAGGTTCAATAGAAACTTGATTTTTTTCTAAACCTCTTCTTTCGTACTCGGTTTTATCGTTCATGTTTTTATTCTTCCCATTCGGCAAAAGGAATGCCATAAGTATCTTTTGTCTGCCATTGTCCACCTTCATTTAGGTAAAACTTTTTTGGCTCAGCGAAAGGTTGATATATTTCATCTTCATCTATTTCTTTTAGATATACAATATAACCTTTATAGTTTTGCGGATTATTTACCATATCTAAAAAAAGTTCTCTTCCAGCACTTGTTCTTTTGCCTGAAATATGTTTTAGACGATCAAAACTTACACTTGACATAAAATATTTCCTTATAACGCAAAGAACTGACTAACGAACCATGCACCATCTTCATTGAAATAAAACTTATCTACTTGGTCAAAATCTCCAAGTATCTCGTCTTCGTCTATCTCTGTTAGATATACGATACAGCCTTCATATTTTTGTGGATTATTTACATAATCTAAAAACTGCGCTCTTTGACTGCTTGTTCTTTTGCCTGAAATAAGTTGTATTTTACCTTCGCAAGCACCAGTTACTTCGGTATTTTCTATTATATCAAGTATGTTTTCTTGTGTTTGACGATATTTTTCTCTTATTTGCAGAGCAGCAATAGGTTCGTTGAAGAAACCTTCTCTAACACGAACACAGGTTGCCTGTATTTCCATTTTGTGTTCTACTTGGCCGAATAGTGGTCTTGGTTCGGAAAGTTTTACTATTTCATAAAAAGTCATTCCGTAGAAAACAATATCGCCTTCTCTAACATAAAGATCTTGATCTTCTGTAAGTCTTCTTTTGTGAAAGTTTATAACTATTTTAGCATTTTTATCAAGACCATATATTTCTGTTGTTGTTTCGTCTTGATCTATTTTTATTAGTGCCTTTATTATGATTGGTCTTAGAAAGGTTTTTGTTATCGCTTCGCCATAAAGTGGATGAAAGTTGCTATTTTTTACATTTACTGGAAAATAAATAACTGTTTGACCTATAACTCTTTCAATAAGTTCATCATTTACTTGTTTTGTAAGATCACGCTCTTTCTTTCCTAAAAACATAGGAGGAGGTGGTTGTTCTGGCTGAACCCATTTATTTTGATCTATTTTCTTTTTTCTTGCCATTTATATTACCACTTTATAAACTATCCAACAAATATAATATTTGGTATTGCTGCCAAAGTTTTATTCGCATTATCAGCCATAGCAGTTCGCTTTTCAGCGAGTATTGCATAGTCTGTATCTTCAAGTATTTTGAGCAACTCTTCTTTGAGAGCGTCTTTTTCTTCTTTACTTTGTGCCCGCAGATCAGCACCATTTAGCGTTACGCTTTCACCAGGTATTGGTATTGTTTGGAACTTACTACGAACTTCGGCAAGCATACCTTTTGCTACAGCAAGAGCATAACGACGAATCCAGTGTTTGCCTATTGCGTTTATGTTTTCAAATGGTATGTTTGAGAAAGGTAAAGTATTTATGTTATTTACTCCACCTATTCTGGGATCTTTATCGCTTGCCGCAACATAAGAAGAACCAGATAGGTTTCCTATGCCAATATTTGAACCATTTCCACTACCAACACTGAACTCAAACCAAAATGTTCTTATATCGGTTGAATCGGGAATAGGGAAAATACGAAGTTTATTATTTTTTATCTCATAAGAATAGTGAGAGATACGAGTATAAATATTATCTTCATAAGCCATTGCTTGAAGTTTATTGTGCCATGCTGGTATAACTTCAAATGTGCTGTCATCAGCATATTGGCCGTATGTAGAAAGGTTTCCTACTGCATTTAGACCACCATAATATCCATAAAATCTCCACATAGCACGAGCAGATTTATAAAATACTTTTTTTACTGTTATTCTATTTCCCGGTGCTACTTTTCCAAACAGGGGAGAACCGGGATCGCTTGCTGAACTTGACACTATCATTTGTAAGTCATAGTCTTGTGTGTCGGGAGTAGCATCAAAAGAAGCAGAATAAATATCTATTCTTCCGCCAACACCTGCTTCATGTGAAAATGCATCAGCAATATCTCTTACTGCTGTAATATCATACATTGGATAGGCAAGGCTCAAAGAACCATTTTGATTTACAAGATCAAAAAGAGCACTACCACTTTTTATTTCACCATCACTATCAAATGTTCCAGTTGGAGAACCAAGAAGTGTTCCAAGGGCATTTTTTGCTTGATGTAGATTTACAAGATAACCATATGTAAGAACGGCATCTTCATAAGCAGCATATACTTGACCTTCTGTTATTTCTATATCAAGAACATCTCCACCTATCATTTTATAGGTATAAGCAACTTGATCTACCGCTCCACTAATAAAGTCAGTATTATCGGCATATATGCCAAGGGGAAGACTGGAAACAACATTGGAAAATGTTCCTGTGGCTGGTAATACGATAGCACTTGTTTGTTGCTTTGGTGTTAGAACGGGAACAGACATTTATATGTGTCTCCTATGGGCTACTATAAATAGTTATAAATAATAATAAAAGAAACCCACCATATTTCAGGTGGGTTTGTTGGTTTATTTATAGTTTATCAAGTTGTTGGATGTGAATCTGGTGGTGTGAAGTTTTCTGTGTATCTCCCAACACCTTTTGTTATACGAATGTCATCCATATAACCTTTATAGCCAACAGTTCCTGGGTTGCTTTCAGAACTGGTACCAAAGAAAAAACGACCGTTGTTTGATGGAATTGTAATATTGGTGTTGAGTGCTATTATATGCTTTGTTCCATTTACAAAATAATACCAATCATTACCATTTCTTACGAGTGCAAGATGAACCCATTCACCTGCAGGTATTGAAAATGATGGATAAAAGATCCAACTAGCAGCAGAATTAGGTATGTATATGTTTATGTTATATGTTTCGGCATTCGGTCGTGAAATATAAGACAATAAACCATATGTAAGTTCATCTGGTCTTTTGGCAAAGAATCTTCTTTGATTACCAGTGAAATCTGGTTTCATCCACATTTCAAGAGTAAAATCTTCTGCACCAAAGTTCAAGCCATCACTATTGTCAACAGCTATATAATCGCTGGTTCCATCAAAATAAGCACTTGAACCACCATATTTACTATCTGCAGTGCTTATTTTTGCACCATCATATGTGGTTATGTTTAGATTGTTGTTGCTACTGTCTGTAAATACAGTGCTGTTGTTGGCACCGTCTGCTTTGATCAGCAATGATACACTGCTGAAATAAGGATCTGCCGGGCCGGATGGTGATTCTCTATAAAAAAACATTTTTATTTCTCCTGTCTTTGTAGGACACTTATAATGTTATAAATAGTTATAAATAATAATAAAAGAAACCCACCATATTTCAGGTGGGTTTGTCAGTTTATTTATAGTTTATCAAGTTGTTGGATGTGAATCTGGTGGTGTGAAGTTTTCTGTGTAGCGGGCTATTCCTTTAGTTACTCGTAGGTCGTCAATGTATCCGGCAAGAGAGTAAAGATTATCCAGCGTGACGCCGTTGCTAAAGCTTCCGATGCTTACCACATTCGTGCTATTAGCAAAGCCTCCTGATGCAGTAAACGTAGATGCATCTTGAATGCCATTAACGAAGAACCGTATGGTACTGCCAGAGCGGGTAACAGCAACATGCGTCCAAGTATTTGCAGAAACAAGCGTACTTGTGCCCTGAATACCGACGTCCGTGGCAGTTCCAATTTTGTACGCCAAATACGGCTTACCGTTATCGACTCTGAATGAGAAAGAAGACGGCGACCAGTGGGAGATTATTGAGCGAGCGCCCGCCGTGTTAGTCATGTAGACCCAGGCTTCAATAGTAAAGTCGCCATCAAACGTGAATGCGTTATTATCAGCCAGAAATAAACCGCTGCCACCGTCGAAATAAGCACTTGAACCACCATATTTACTTTGGGTAGTGCTAATTTTTGTATTGCCGATCCTTGAGATGGCAAGATTGTTGTTGCTACTGTCTGTAAATACAGTGCTGTTATTGTCACCATCTGCTTTGATCAATAATGATACATTACTGAAATAAGGATCTATTGGGCCATCTGTTGCTTCACTATAAAAAAACATATTTATTTCTCCTGTCTTTGTAAGACACTTATAATGTTATAAATAGTTATAAATAATAATAAAAGAAACCCACCATATTTCAGGTGGGTTTGTCAGTTTATTTATAGAGCATCAGGAGGTGTGAAGTTTTCTGTATATCTCGCAACACCTTTTGTTATACGGAAATCATCGATGTAGCCGTTGAAATCGTAGGTATAGCCGGAGTATACTGTCCGCCCGATGGTCAGCGCATTCGGATTTGTTATACTCTGGTTATTTATATTTCCGGATGCAACGATAGTTCCATTGAGGAATAGGCGCATCAAAGCTCCTTGCCTAGAAACGGCAACATGATGCCAGACGCCCTGTGCTATGGCTCCTGCATAGTCGAAGTACCAAGATGTGCCTGAAACATAGTTCGCAAATAAGATGCCAGTTCCAGTAGCTGTACTGTCGCCCATTATAAAAAGTCCCATGCCAGTGATTGTACCTGATGACGGGTATGTGGCAGTTAGTGCTGCGATACGTCGATTCATATTGTCAAGAGGTGAGTTACCTGCGACGTAGAACCAGCACTCAATCGTGAAGTCACCGGTTCCAAAATCAAGCTGTGGACTTGCTGGACTTGATAGGTAGTCTCCAGTGCCATCAAAAGATACGCTGGAGCCGCCAAACTTGCTCTGCTCGGTGCTGATCTTGGCATTTCCGACTGTTGTCAAGATAAGATTCTTCGCGCTGTCCACGGCACCAGCATTAGCGAAATTTGCCAGCAGCTTCGTGTTAGCGACTGCCGTAGTCGGGCTGGTCGGGACCGAGAAGTTACCAGTATAAAGTGCTGTACCGTTGACTATTCTCAGGTTTGAGATGTGTCCTTTTAGGGAGGGCGAGGAAAGTGCATTTCCACGACCAATATATAGAATGCCGCTGGCGTCGTTGTATGATCCTGATACAGTAGCGGTTGCGTCAACTACGCCATTGACAAATAATCTTACCGTCGTACCAGTTCGTGATACCGCAACATGTGTCCAAGTATTTGGGATTAGCGTAGTCGCACCAGTAGTGGGAATAACCGAGGTTCCAATTCCATGGAGATGAGATAACTTACCGGTACTCGTTACTTGTACTAGAAATGAGCGGTTAGTAGTTGTATTATTTGGCCAATGAGCGACTATGGCCTGGGTAACAGTTGTCGTTTCTAAGTATACCCAAGCATCAATTGTGAAATCTCCGGCAAATGTCCAATCATTGTTATCAGCCAGCGTCAGATAATCTGTTGTTCCGTTGAAGTATCCACTTCCTAGCTCAGAAGTAGTAACCAGATTTGTGTCTGCGAACGGACCGTATGCGGACACGGTCGGAGTACCCTGCTGGACAGTGCAGCTATAGTTATTTGGACCGTTGTCTTTTAGGCGGTTATCCTGACATACCAGCAAGACAGTTCCGGTGATCGCCGTCAGCGGAGATGCAGAAGGCGTAAAGGAATCTGTATAAACTGCTGTGTTTGTTATACGAACATTAGACAGATGGCAGTTTGTACGGCCATAGTCGCCGCCTGTGCTATTATTTGTTCCGCCGCCGACAGTGACGTTGTACGCAGTACTAGAATTAAGTGCGGTTGCAAATACCTCTGTGCTTTGTAAAACGCCATCTACAAAGATAATATACGTGGTGCCTTGTTTTACGGCAGCGCAATGATGCCATCTGTCGTCATCTACACGAGATGTTGAAAAAAACAGTTTTACTTGATTAGTGCTATGATATACTCCAAGAAAAAATTTACCAACATTTTCACCAGTATGCGACACGCCGGACCACCATACGTCTGAGGAGGTGGTATTCCACGCAGTCTTTCCTACGACCGCTGACCATGCAGAGGACGAACTTCCTTTGAACCAGAACTCCGCAGTAAAGTTTTCTCCAATGTTCCCGGTACTGGTAGTACCATTGACAAAGAAACTGTTGGCAAAATAACTTGTTCTTACTGGATGATACGTGGACCACGCCCCGTTCTGTCTTGAAAACGGGCTAAAGCTGCCCTGTGTTGTTGTACCAAAGCGTGTGATAGCCAAACCGGAAGGCCCGCTGTCTACAAACTCGTTATTGGTTGAGTTGTTCGCAGCATCGCCTTCTAGCAGCAGGGATACGTAACTCAAGTATGGATCTGTTGGTTCATCTGTTGCTTCACTATAAAAAAACATTTTTATTTCTCCTGTCTTTGTAGGACACTTATAATGTTATAAATAGTTTTATAAATCTGTAAAAAAAAGAACCCACCATATTTCAGGTGGGTTTATAATCAGGCTATTTGATATCTAACTATTACTATACCAGAACCGCCGACGCCTCCTGACTTTGTAAAACCAGAGCTATCTCGTTGACCACCGCCACCGCCGCCGCCAGTATTTACCTGACCGTTGCCACCAGACCATCCTGCATAACTTCTACCACCCCCACCTAATCCTCCAAGATAGCCACCACCTCTTGCACCACCACCAGCATAATATTTAGTTGTTCCATCTATTGAAGATTGTAGGCCATTAATTGTGCCAGCAGCACCGACACCATCAATTGGTGTTCTTGAGGAACCTTTCGCTAGGCCACCCGATGCAGTAATAGAGGAAAACGAAGAAGCATTTCCATTTCCCGTTGTAGCAGAACCAACAACAACGGAAAGTTCTTGTGCGTTTATTTGTAATGAACCAGTAAGCATTTGTCCGGCGTCACCACCATTACCTATATAATAGCCGGAGATGCCCGGTTCGAAGCCGGAACCATAAAATCCACTACCACCGGCACCACCGGCACCAACAACCAGATACTCAACTGTTCCACCGGTTTCAATAGTAAATGTACCATTAGTTGTGAATGTATGAACGCGATAAGTTTTATCACCTACTGTTATATCACTTATTGTTCCACCAGTGGCAACAACAAATGGCGATTCACTATAAAAAAACATCTTTATTTCTCCTGTCTTTGTAGGACTTGTATGATGTTATAAATAGTTTTATAAATCTGTAAAAAAAGAACCCACCATATTTCAGGTGGGTTTGTTGGTTTATTTATAGAGCATCAGGAGGTGTGAAGTTTTCTGTGTATCGCGCAATGCCTTTTGTAATTCTAATGTCATCTAAATAACCAGAATAAAAAGAAGTGAGATAATTACCATCATAATCTGAGCATGAACCAAAAACAAATGGAGAATTATTTGATGGAATAGTACCAGAATTAATTCCAATTAAATATTTTATTCCATTTATATAAACAGAAAATTCGTTTCCATTTCTAATAAAAGCTAAATGTGTCCAAGTATTTATAGGTACATATGCGTTATTTATATAGCCATTTGCAATACCCCAAGTTGAACCATCAAATGAAGCATAAAAAGCCACATTATATCTACTATTGACACTATCATATGTAAAGTAACTCAAACAGCCACCATATATATGGACAGAAGCTCTTTTACCAAATAGCCATTTTTCAGCACCATTATCAGCTGGAGATGCATATACCCACATTTCTATGGTAAAATTACTATTACCAAAATTTAAACCATCATTTGATGGGGCACTTATAATATCTCCATTTCCATCAAAATAAATACTTGAACCACCAAATTTACTTTGAGCTGTGCTTATTATTGTATTACCGCTTCTTGAAATTGTAAGATTATTATTGCTGCTATCAATAAAAGATGTACTGTTATTTGTTCCATCACCTTTTAATAGTAATGATACATTTGAAAAATATGGATCTGAATTTACTGCTATTGAATTTTCACTATAAAAAAACATTGTTTATTTCTCCTGTCTTTATAGGACACTTATAATGTTATAAATAGTTTTATAAATCTGTAAAAAGAAAATGCCCGCTTGCGCGGGCATCGTCTCTAAAATGGCTTTTTGAAGCCAGTTTATCTATCAACCAAGAAGGTCTTGGACAACGACGAGGCCATACATATCTGGTCTAACCATTTTCTTGGCGTAGCGTGTCATCACACCTTTTCTTGGAACGAAATCTTCGGTTCCAAAGATGGTTGGTGTAACTTGTAGTGGTACATATGGAGCATATACGAATCCACTTTCGAGGAAACTATTGCCTTTACGACCAACAAGGATCAGGTTGCGTGGGAAGTATGGGTCAACAAAGACATCCCATTTCTTGCTGAGTGAACCTGCTTTGACAGCACCGATTGTGCCCTTGGCATCATCATGAACAACATTGGCACGGAAGCCACTGGTGAATTCAAGGATGTTGGCAACTTCTGGACCACAAACAACAAAGTTTGCGCCACCACGAAGTGTTTTACGGTGAATTGCAGCACTTA